TTTTTTTGTTTGTGTTTTATCAAACATAGAAAAGGAAAAGCATAAGCATCGATGGATCCTGGTAGGATCAAGGATAACCTTGCCAGACGTTGTCTGTTGAGAACTGGTAGTCCGGGTGGACTTTGAGCCAGTCTGCAAGCGTGACTACTGATGGGTCTGTAGTGCTTGGCGGGTTCGTGAAAATTGTGTCTTTCCACTTGTCTGTTTCAGAGAAGTATCCATGGTAATGGGACACTAAGTCTCGTACTTGAGAGAGGGTCGGAAAGTCGGGGAACGTTATTAGTCCAGAGTCGTCGGTGAATCCGAGTAGTTCTTGAACTGTGTACTTTATCGCGCGGTTAAATTGGCGAGCAGTGACGTGTTCTTCCGGCTTGGGGCGGAATTTTTGGTATACCATGTAGCATAGTAGATGGAATGAGGAGTCTTGTCCGCATGAAGCGAAGGCGAGTCCGATGGCACGGGCGGCGTGCATCCATTCTTTATTGCTTGGAACGGGGCGTTCGGGAAAAGCGAGTTGAGCGACGAGCTTTCCGATGTCACGTTGGGGCATTCCAAAGTTATTCGTATATCCGAGTACTTCTATTTTATTGCGTAGCGAGGTGTAGACTGATTTGAGGACAGAGAGAACCATGCCGTGGCGGGTTTGAGCGTATTGTTCGAGCCAGATCATGAAGTCTGCGATTCGGCAGAAGTTTTCTCGTGCAAAGAAGATGTTGTCATCTCCCATGATGAAGAAAATCATGTTTCTGATTTCAGATTTTGAGAATCCGAATTCGAGCATACAGTCAAGTATGATGTACAGGTTGCCAAATGAGTCGAGGGCTTGCGTGTTAAGTAAACCAGAGGGGACTCCTCCGAGTAGACGGACGTAGGCGTAGCCATCGTATGAGATGAAAACCATATTGATGTACCATATTAATAGAAATTGAAGCAAGTTGAAGATTTTGATAGCGAAAGCGTCAATAGTCTTGAGTCTTGAGTCAGGATAGTTGTGTGTTGCTGCATATCCACGTGAAATAACGATCTTTGAAGGAAGGAATTTTGTGTAGTATGAAATAATTACATAAATCGGGAGTCGTTGGTCGAATTGAGACCAGTCGAGGGAAACGAAAGATGTGAAAAAATGAGCGACGTGGTCGATGAGGGACATGGAACCGCGAAAGGTTTCGAGTCCGTGCATGACGGCGCATTCAGGATTTCTGAGCTGTGTGAGCAGGCAGTAGGTGAGCATAATTTCAATGAGAAGGAAAAGTAGTGCGACAGCATAGACGGGGCGGATTTTCTTGTTTTCTTTTGGATCTCGTTTTGAGATTTGAGAGCGGATGAAGAGTTCGGTTGGCTGTGAGAGAAGAAAGTTCTTCAGTTTAGCGTTGGCCGGTTCATCGGGTTGAAGAGAGTCAGCGAGTGTTTCGGAGCTGGGGGTACCATAGTTCTTGATGTTATGAACGAAAGTGCGAGCGTATCCAAGAGTTGAATTGATGGAGTGGCCTTTTGAGGACAACTTATCTTTGTAAATAGACGGGGAGGACAGTTTGGAGCGAATGATGATGTCAGGGTCGTTCTTGTCGTGGTAGGAAGCGCTGGTGTTAAGAGGAATTCCAGAAGCGAGTGAATCAGCGAAATGAATTGGCTGGTAGGGCTTGATGTTTAGGATTCCATCCAGGAGTTCGAGAATGTCTTGTTCACGTTCAGGTGTTGGGGGCGGGTGGGGTGTAATTGTGCGATTGAAGTCGTAGAAGGCTTGTGGACCATAGGAGGGGGGGCGGCAGTAAAAGTCGAGGTGTCTTTCATAATCGGGGAACCAATCATGGATGATTTTGGCGATTGCTGGGTGGGGCGGGAGGCCTGATAAGTCGGCTTCGATGTCGTAAGTTTGTGGCTTGCGATCGAGCGGATCTTCTGCGGTGTCGGGATCGGTGAGTGCAACGATGTCATTCTTAGTAGCGGAAAAGGCGAGTCCAGGGGATTTGGATCGATATCGGTAGGGTAGGACGATGATGCCAGGAGACGGTAGTCTGAGTTCTGGAATGTCGGCGAGTTCTATCGGGTCATAGAGACCAAGGGGTTCTTCGCGCATGTAACGGCGTTCGTATATTGCATTGATTGAATCTTCGTATTGCCATTCGAGTTTGTAGCATGTGAGCTGGTCGATGAGGAAAAGCAAGGAGCGGGAGTAATCAAACGGGGGGACGTTGGGGCCGAAGGTTTCACGGAGTTTGTACTCGTAGTAAACGTTTCGTATTTTCCATACGTTTTGATGTTGATTCTTCTTATGCTTGGTTTGCATTTGCCAGAGGCGGAGAAGAAAATGCATGAGAACAATGTTAAAGATTGAGAGCATTTTGATGTGATCAGAGTTCTGTTTATAGGCGAGGGGAGTCGCT